GCTAACTAAAATGACTCAAATACAAAATAGCGTAAACACTATAGAAAATGAATTGCTGTCATTACTGGTTACGGATGCATTAGAAGATGGCCTTGGCATAAAGGAAAACTACGAGGCAGTTATGATTGCCCCTAGATCCTCTTACTACACCGGATCTACATTTAACGGCATAATATCTTTAGGACGAGTAGATAATTCTACTAAACCAGCTAAAGTTGAATTGTTACTTGATGGAGAAAAAATAAAAGAAACCGAATACGAATTTAGCGAGGGTAGAATAGTACTTAAAGTAAAAGCTAGTAAACCCGGTGATCATAATATTACAGGAAAACTTATTTACATGCAAGATGGTAATGAGGTAGAAGTGCTTGTGGACAAAAAGTTTACAACCATTAATAAGCCAAACATAGCCACGGTGTCTTCTGACAAAATGAATGTGTTATATAGAGGCGTTTTAAATCCTTTAACTATTTCTTTTAGCGGCGTAAACGACGAAAATATTAAGGTTACGGCTCCAGGGTTGTTAAAACTTGGAAAAGGTAAATACGGGATTAATGTTACGGAAGTTAAAAGTGGGACTGTAACCGTTAATGTATCTGGAACACTTCCAGACGGAGAAATTGTTAAAGATAAAGCTTTGTTTCGTATTAAGCAAGTACCTTCTCCCCAGGCAACGCTGCGAGGAGAAATAGCTTCAGGGGGAGAATTTAGGTTTTTGCGATCAAGTTTACAAAGATCTACCGTGGGAGCTAGTATGGGAAAAGATTTTGATTTTGATCTTCCCTTAAAAGTTACCGGATTTAGTGTGTCAGTTAGGGGTTATCCAACAATAGCAGTAAAAGGCAATAGATTTAATGAAAGGGCAATCAGGGCTATTAGCAAAGCGAGAAGAGGTACAATCGTAAGAATATTTGACATTCAAGCTAAAATAATTTCAAATTCCAAATATAGAATGCCTAATGTAGAGCAAATATATATTTCTTTAATAGATTAAAAAACAATAACTAACCAATAAAAACAATAATTATGGCATTTAAACTAACACCAGGGATTAAAGGCAATCCCGCCGAAGAAAGAGTAAAAGCCTTAGGGGCCTGCGGGGGAGAAAACCAACCGCCTTGTGAACCCTTATTCGAAAAAGAAAAACAAGAGCGAAAAGTACAAAGATTTAAAAAGGCTAAAATAAAAAAACCAGCAGCACCCGTTAAAGAGGGTCCTGTTAAAGAGACTCCTGTTAAAGAAGGACCAATTTCAGTTCCTGGTGCAGTACCAATTGCAGTACCCGTTGGGGGAGGCGAAGGCGAAGGCGTTATAAAAAAACCAGGTAAAGGGAAAAAATAATATAAATTAATAATTAAATTAAATCAAATCAAAATGAGTAAAGTAAAAAAGGTGGAGGTAACTCCAAAGGCGATCACTAAAGACGAGTTAAAAAAAGTTACAGAACTGCAAACAGAGCTGCAATCGTATTTGGCTAACATTGGGGTATTAGAAGTGCAAAAAGCTAAAGCTATTTTTCAGGTAAATATGCTTGAAAAAGAAATGGGTGAGGTTAAAAAAGATATTGAGGCTAATTATGGTCCAGTTAATATTAATCTTTCTGACGGAACTTACGAAGAAATTAAAGAGTAAGTTATGGAAAGTGTTATAAGAAAAATTAGTATCGGGGCTGACTACAAAAACGAAGCAATGCACTACTCTGTTAAACAGACAGTTTACGGCGGCCACGAAATTTCTCATATAATATTTGAAGAGTCTGATAATTCTTATAATATATTTATTAAGAAAGTAGATGAGATAATGCCATGGAAGAAGTTTAATTCTAACATGGCAATATCCGTTGAGTATGACCTAGAGTATTAATGCGAAGTATATATGACTTTATCATAAAGCCGGTAGGCGAAAGATATGATAACAAGGTTGAATTAGGAGAGCATACCTTGATAACAAATAGCTCTATAGAAAGTTTCAAGCACGTTAACAATGTTGCTGAGGTAATAGAAACTCCCGCAGCATTTGCGACACCTATTAAAAAGGGTGATATAGTAATAATACATCACAATGTTTTTAGGGTGTTTTACGACATGAAAGGAAATAAGAAAAACAGTAGATCGTTTTTAAAAGACGGTTTGTTTTTTTGTAGCATTGACCAAATATATTTGTACAAGAAAAGTAAAACTTGGAAATCATTTGGGGACAGATGCTTTGTTGCTCCCGTCAAAAATAAAGACATTTTAAGCAGCCAAAAAACAGCTGACCTTATTGGTATACTGAAAATAGGTAATAGCTCACTAGAGAGCGCTGGAATTAATCCAGGAGATATAATAGGGTTTACGCCAAACAGTGAATGGGAATTCGTTGTGGATAACCAGATTATGTATTGTATGAAATCAAATGATATTGTTATAAAGTATGAACTCGATAGAAACGAAGAGGAGTATAATAGCCGCTGGGCGCAAAGCAATTAGAGAACTAGTAAAGGTAGCAGAGGAAAAGATCGTTGACTCAGAGGAAGATATATCAGCTGACAGACTTAAAAATGCTGCCGCTACTAAAAAGCTTTGTATATTAGATGCTTTTGAAATATTAAATAGGATACAGGAAGAAGAAAGTATGATTAACGAAGCAACTAAGACTTCGGATAAACCTGTATTTAAAGGCTTTGCGGAAGGGAGATCTAAATAATGGCTTATAAACAAGAATTATATAGTATAGTCAAAGACTATATTAGACCCCAAGCAATTAAAAAGAAAAACCGTTATTCAAAATGGGAGTATGGCTATGACAAAGAACATGACGTTGTTGTTATAAGTAAGACCGGAAAAATAGGGGATATATATTTAATAAGCGGGGTACATATTGCTTTACCATTATTACAAAACAAACCTGACAAGGGTATAAACAAGTGGAAAGCTAAAGCTTATCCAAAAGAATTAAGTAAAATAAAAAGTGAAGCTGATTGGGTTAAATATCCAAATGCTTTCAAAGAAAAATGGCATGGGTATATTGATGAAGAGTTTAACAGGCGCGAAGAAGGTTTTTGGTTTTATAACAAAGATAAGCCTACTTACATTACTGGTACTCACTACATGTACTTGCAGTGGTCCAAGATTGACGTTGGGCAACCTGACTTTAGAGAATCAAACAGATTATTCTACTTATTCTGGGAAGCTTGCAAGGCAGACAGCAGATGCTACGGTATGTGCTACCTTAAAAACAGGCGATCAGGATTTTCTTTCATGGCTTCCGGCGAGACCGTTAACCAAGCAACAATATCTTCGGATGCTCGATTTGGTATATTGTCCAAATCTGGACCCGATGCAAAGAAGATGTTTACAGACAAGGTTGTACCAATATCGGTTAACTATCCATTCTTCTTTAAACCAATCCAGGATGGTATGGACCGCCCAAAAACAGAACTCGCATACAGGGTTCCCGCTTCAAAATTCACGAGAAGGAAACTTGACTCCAACGCGGTACCAGAAGAAATCACCGGTCTTGACACCACGGTCGACTGGAAAAACACAGGTGACAACTCATACGATGGTGAAAAACTAAAGCTATTAGTACACGACGAAAGTGGTAAATGGGAAAGACCTACAAACATACTTAATAACTGGCGAGTAACTAAAACTTGTTTAAGATTAGGTAGTAGAGTTATTGGCAAGTGCATGATGGGATCTACATCTAACTCTTTAGACAAAGGTGGTAAAAACTTTAAAAAATTATACGATAGTTCTGACGTAACCAATAGGAACAAAAACGGCCAAACAAAAAGCGGTTTATACAAATTGTTTATTCCAATGGAATGGAATTACGAAGGATTTATAGACGAGTACGGCTGGCCTGTATTTGAAACACCAAAAAAAGACACGGAGGGCCCTCACGGAACTTCTATTGAAGAGGGGGTTATTAATCATTGGGAGAATGAAGTTGAAGGTTTAAAAGACGATCCAGACGCGTTAAATGAATATTACCGTCAATTTCCAAGAACAGAGGAACACGCATTCAGAGATGAATCAAAGCAATCTATATTTAACTTAACAAAAATATATCAACAGATAGATTATAACGAAGAGTTAAGAAATAACACGATGGTTACACAAGGTAACTTCCAATGGAAAAACGGTATAAAAGATACTGAGGTTATGTTTTATCCTAATAAAGATGGTAGGTTTTATATAACCTGGGTGCCAAATCAAGAACAACAAAACCATATAATAATAAAGAATGGTATTAAATATCCAGGAAATGAGCACATGGGTGCCTTTGGTTGTGATAGTTACGATATTAGTGGTGTCGTTGGCGGCGGCGGCTCTAACGGAGCTTTACACGGACTAACTAAGTTTTCAATGGAAGACGTACCTCCTAACCACTTCTTTTTAGAATATATCGCAAGGCCTTCAACAGCTGAAATGTTTTTTGAAGATGTATTAATGGCTATGGTTTTTTACGGCATGCCAATACTTGCAGAAAACAATAAACCAAGATTACTTTATTATATAAAAAGAAGAGGATATAGAGGGTTTAGCATTAACAGGCCAGATAAAACATATAATAAATTGTCAGTATCAGAAAGAGAAGTAGGTGGGATACCTAATTCAAGTGAAGATATAAAACAAGCGCATGCATCCGCAATTGAAACATATATAGAGGATTTTGTAGGGGAAAAAGTAGATGGTTACGGGGATGTCTATTTGCAAAGAACATTGCAAGACTGGGCTAAGTTTGATATAAACAATAGAACAAAACACGATGCATCAATAAGCTCTGGTTTAGCTTTAATGGCATGCAATAAGCAT